AGAGCTGATTGCCCAGTATGCAAAGCTTGAAGATAAGGGTCTTGTTGAGAACTCAGAGCTCTTTGCCAAGTACCTGATTGTAGAGCGCAATGTTGACGACGTAAACCGCATTGATGTATTGCTGCCTCCTGATGTGGTCAACCAGTTACGCATCTTTGCAATGCAGGTACAGTTCAGATTACAGTTTGACGAGGAATAAAACATGAATAGAAGTGCAGGCGTATGCTACATCAAGGTAGACGGCGAACAGCTGTATGTAGAGGGCTCTGTTGAGTTCCCTTTACTTGACGTAACCCGTGAAACCTTAATTTCAACCACTGGTGTTGTTGGATTCAAGGAAACTCCTGTAGTCCCATATATCAGTGCATCAGTTTATCTTCAGGACTTACCATTTGAGAAGTTACAGAAGGCTACTGATATGACAATTACTGCAGAATGTGCAAACGGCAGAGTATACACTCTGCAGGGCGCTACCCTTGCCGGTGAGGTTGCTCTAAACCCTATCGACGGCACTACCACCCTTCGCTTTGAAGGCGTAAAGGGCATTCTGTCTTAAGGATTCTCCTTAAACTTAACTTAAATAGTCAAGCACGTAAAGGGGGACTTCGGTCCCCCTCTTTTTTAGATAAATTAAAGGAAATAAAAGCTATGGGTATTTCATTTAACTTAACCAAATCAATCAAGAACGGCGACACAGTAATCAATACATTGGAACTTAGAGAGCCTACAGTCGCAGACATCGAAAAGATAGGTAATTACGCCTACTCAGTAGATCCGGAGACAGGCTCTCTTGCCATTGCTCCTAAGATGGTTATGGCGTATCTCGTTCAACTCACAGCTCTCCCACCTTCCACTCTTCGTCAGATGTCTATCAAAGACTTTGACAAGCTAAGATGGGAGCTCCTCAATTTTTTCGGCCAATCAGAGAGCTAAATGACAATCAGTTCAAATTGCTGGTGTCAGAGACTGCGTACTATTGGCGTACCAATCCACTAACACTCAAGCAACTGACAATATCTGAGCTGATGCGCTGGCGTAATGATTTAATGATTATTCACGCTCAGCGTGTCGAGGCAAGCAAGCGGAAGACTTAAAAGAATGGCAGTATCAAGCAAGACAATTAAGACGATTCTGGCAATTCGCGACCAGGTATCTCCGGGCCTTAAGAAGATTCAAAAGAACTTCAAGGGTCTGAACAAAGCTACCCGCAATCTGACCAGAGATCTAAAGCAGGTTGCATCTATGACTGTTCTGCCATTAGTAGGCTCCTTTGCTGCAGTGACAGCATCTGTCAAGAGCTGTGTTACTGAAATGCATCAGTATGGCACATCACTGTACAACACCTCTAAGGCTTTAGGTATTGCAACTGATGATTTAGCAAAGTTCAGATATATCGCTCAATTGAGTGGTTCGTCTGCTGAGCAGATGGATGCAGGCCTCCGTGTATTGAACAAAAACATTGCCAATGCATCTGCCGGCAAGAACAAAGACTTTCTTGCAATGCTTAAAAAGCTGCATATCAGCTTTACCAATGTAGACGGCTCTGTCAAGACTGCAGCTCAGCTTATGCCTGAACTTGCAGAGGCCATGAAGTCACAGACCTCTCAGGCGCAGAAAGCCTACATTGCACAAATGGCCTTCGGCAAGTCAGGTGCTGACCTCATTCAGACCCTCGAACGCGGTAAAGAAGGCTTTGCCGAGCTCTCTAAGGATGCTGAAAAGTACGGCCTTGTCATCGGAGATGATGCAGTCAATGCATCACTTGCGCTAGACGATGCCCTCAATCATCAGAATGCTGCTCTTCAGGGTCTTAAGCTTACTATTGGCGGTAAGCTTATTCCGACAATCGCACCACTCCTTGAACAGATGAATAACTGGGTTGCACAGAACAGAGAGTGGATCGCATCTGAAATCAATCAAGCGGTTAAAGACTTTGTTACAAGCGTTAAGTCAATAGATTTTAAGAAAGTCATAACTCAGACAGTACAGTTTGTTAAGAATTGTGCTCAACTGTTTAAACAGCTGGGTGGACTCAAGACAATCGCTATTGCCGTGGGTGCCATTTTCGGTGCCAAGCTTGTGCTTGCTCTTGCCGGCGTTGTTAAGTCTATATGGACTGTAATTACAGCCGTTAAAGCTCTCACAATTGCGCTGATGACTAACCCGATTATCGCAATTATCACAGCTATTGTGGCAGCGGTCGCAGGTCTTGCTTATGCTGGTTACCTCATCTACAAGCATTGGGACACAGTAAAAGCGTGGTTTGTTGAGATGTGGGAGCAGTGGGGCGGAGTGATTAAAGTATTCAGTTTAATCTTTAGCCCTATAATCGGCGTAATTATAATTGCCGCTGAGCAGATTATTAAGAATTGGGAACCTATAAAAGAGTTCTTTATCTCTTTATGGCAGAGTATCTGCAATGCTTTTGAAGTGTACACGCAGATACTTAGTGATGCGTGGGATGGTATCTGCGCTCTTCCTGGCAAAGTCGCTGATTCGTGGGATGGTCTTAAGAACTACTTTAGAGATTTATGGGAATCTATTAAGGGATTCTTCTTTGCTCCTTTTGAGAAAGCCTCAAGGGCTGTGATAAAGAGTAAAGATTATCTAAAGAGCATCTTTTCGTTCGGTGATGATTCTGACAAGAGCTCTTCTATCGACATGGGCGGTCTTTCTGCCTCTATGCCGGGAGCCCTTGCCCAGTCATCTGAAGCAGTTGACATCAATCTGATGGTTAAGACTGATTCAGGCGTAGAGGTTGAGCAGGAGCGAGTCAGACAGACGGCTGGCACAAACTTCACCTTTGACACAGGAGTAACTCGATGAGACTGCTCAGAACAGCATCATTCAACGGCGTGCCTTTTGAGGTTAATGCCGGCTCTATAGTCGTAGGACGAAGAGTCGTAACACATGAGTTCCCTCAGCGTGACACACCATATTCTGAAGACCTTGGTAGAGCATACAGACAGTTCAGTCTCACCGGATTCGTGACAGGTGCAGACTACATCGAAAAAGCAAGACGACTGCAGAATGCCCTTGAAGCTGACAGCAAGGGTCGCTTAATTCACCCATGGCTAGGCACCCTTGAGGTTGTCGTGTCTGATAAGACAACGATTTCGTGGGACACTGCAAGCCGTCTTGCAACCTTTGAACTCTCATTTATAGAACTTGGAGAGCAGACCGACCCAAGTCAGAGTCAGAGCTTTATATCAAAGCTCAAAGGCTTTGCCGATGAGGTGATGACAGAAGCTCGCAACACATTCGTTGAGACAATGATTAAGCTCAATTATGAGCCGATTGTTGATCTGATTGTAAACGAAGGCTGGGGTGATATCAGCACTAAACTGAAGAACTCTGACCTTTCAAGGTGGTTTGGTCTTGAAGACTTAATCACATACACTGATACTGTGGCTGCTCCGGTTTTAGGCGATTCACCTGACCATTTTGCAGAAGTTGTGCAAAATCTGCTGTCATTGTCAGACAATGTAACCGATGAACGCAACTTCCGTAAGACAGTGTTAAGTCTGTGCTCACTTGCAGAAAGCAAACCATTTCAAAAGCAGGGATTAGATAATACCTTTGGTAAAGCTAACAATGCTATTCGTCAGCTGTGCAAGTCCTCACTTGTAGCTGATGTGGTAGGTCTGTGCTCCTGCATTGGCCTTAAAAATGACACCTCTGCAGATGATAATGCTGCCACCAAGAACTATGACGAGGTTGTAGAAGTTCAGAACGCTGTTCTTGAACTGCTGGAGACTGAGATGATTAACACCGAGCGTGATGGCGGTAAGCTGTATCAGCTCCTTGAACAGTCATACGCTGCAGTCTATCAGCGACTGTCTTCAGAAGTCTGCAATACTCAGAGTCTGTACTTGCAGAGCGTTAAAAACGTCAGCCCTGTCCTTACTCTGTCTTATGACCACTATGAGGATTCTTCAAGAGCTGATGAGATTACAGCACGCAACGGCATTGTCAATCCGTTGTTTGCAAGCGGTACATTAAGGATGCTTAACCGATGAAAGATGTCGTATCGCTAACAGTTGACGGTGAGAAATATGAGTTCTTTACTGATATTTCTATATCATCAAGCCTTAATGCCATTACCCGCAATGCTCAGATAACGCTCACAGGCACATTGCCAACCGGTCAGATGTTTCTGCAGAAATTCACTGTAGGCAAAAAGGTTCAAATCCATGTAGGCAATGAGCTTGTGCTCACAGGCTACATCACAGCCACACCATTCAACTACACGGCATCAAGCTTCAGTGCTTCCATTGCGGTGCAGTCAAAGACGATTGATGTGGTTCAGTGCTCGCCTATGAAAGCAGGGCGTAGCATTGGCAAAATCGACACCTCAGCTCATATCGTAACACCTTCGAGCAATACTTCACTGTGCTTTAGAGAGCAGAGAGCAAAGCAGATTATTGCTGACCTTATTGCTCCTTATGGCGTGGGGCTTGTTGTTGAAGACAGTGCAATTCTGAATGAACCACGCTCTTACGACGTTGACCCAAACAAAACCGTACTCTCAAGCCTGAAAGACATCATCAATTCAGATGACCTATGGCTCTGCGATGATGAGGAAGGCAATATTGTTGTTACCAAGAAGGCTGACCAAATTACAGGAACTTTAACTCTTGGTAAAGAGATTAAGAGCGGTAATTCAGCCTTTGACGGCTCAAACCTGTTCTCTGAGTGGGAAGTTGTCGGACAGTCATCAGGCAAGGGTACTGCAGGAGGCAAAAACGTCAACTGCAAGACCGGTTCAGCTACAATGTCATTTTCTCGCGCTCGTTACAAGTGTTTGAAGAACGACAGTCAGTGTTCTGACAGTTCAACGCAGACACAGGCTGATGGTGAGAGCAAGCTTGCTCAGAGCGAGTTCCGCACCACGAACTACGTTGTTCAGGGGTGGCGAGATGCGAATGGCAACCTTTGGAAGATAAACAAACTTGTCACCATCGATGATCCATTCTTATTTAATCAGCGGATAGATATGCTCGTCAAGAAGGTAACTTTCAAGCTGTCGAACACCGATGGAATGATAACAGAGATTGAGGTCGCACCTCCTGACGGTATCAAGTCAGGCAATAAGGCTGCAAGCTCTAAGACTGCAGTCTCGAAGAAGAAATTCTCCGACACTAAGCGTGATACAGGCGGTATATACCTCAACCCGATAGCAGGTCAATAAATGGCAGAACTAATTGAACGAGCAACCCTCACGGCCAGAGATGAGGATACCGGCACAAGGCTTGTGCAGTGTTCATTCGCTGGTGGCTACCAGCGGTCAAAGCTTGAACATGTTGAGCCTTACGGTTTTACATCAGAGCCTTTTAAGGACGGAGAAACAGACGCAGTTGTCGTAAACCTGAACGAAAACAAGAGTCATTCTCTTGTAGTAATGATAAACGACCATCGCTACAGACTTACATCGTTACAGGATGGTGAAGTCTGTATGTATGACAATAAGCAGCGTCATGTTTATTTAAAAAGTGACGGTATCGAAATTGACGGAGTTAATGATACTGTTACAGTTAAAACAATGGGTGATATTAAAGCTATATCTGGAGCAAATATTGAAGTTACTGCCTCTCAAAATATCAAGTTAAATGCTGGAGGTAAAATTGAAATTTTGGCTGGTGGAGAAGTTGTCATCCAGGGTGCTAATGTAAACATCAACTAATGAGGTTTTTTATGCCTGCGGTAACACGTGTAGGAGACAACAACACAGGACATGATGCATGTCCTGGAACCCCATTATCCACTGGAAGTCCTAATGTAAATATTAACGGTAAAGCTGCAGGTCGTGTAGGAGATTCATACGTACCTCATGGTTGTGACATTCACGTTCCGCATTCAGGTGTTATTGCTTCTGGTTCTGCTACTGTCTTTATTAACGGCAAATCGGCAGGAAGAGTAGGTGATCCTGTATCTTGTGGTGGCACTGTGGCTCAAGGTTCTAATAATGTCATTGTTGGTAATAGCTGTGGATTAACAAAAAGTGAATGCAATGCATTAGTAGCTAAGGCTTTAAAGGACGTTCTTTATGACAGACATTTATCTAAAGCTGTTAATGACATTACACAGCAAGAGAACAAGACTATTTTAAGCTTACCAGATATCTGTGAAGCGTTATACATAAAGTCTGAAGCAGACAATGCATTTGGATATCTTTACTTAAAAGAAATGATAGAAAAGTGGCTCGCAGACAAAGAAGGAAGCCCTTATTTTGTTGATTGGAACTGGGTTCATTCTCATTATCCTGTTCAGCTTGTATACAATGATTTGGTCAATAATGCTTTAAATGAAGCTGCAAAAAAGGTATTAACCGAAAGGCTTCAAACATTAAAAGATAATAATCAGCTTAATACAGAATTTGATTTTACAAAATATACCAATCAATGGGATAAATGGTATATAAACTATAGATCAGTAAGGTCATCTAAAATTTATTCAAATCTTACAATTGATGAAATTTCTGAAGATCGAATTCTATATAACCCACTGTTTTGCCCTTCACTGTATGCTGCTTTAGGTGCATTTAATTTAAGAGTTTTGCCTAAAGGCAGAATTGAGCATTTATCAGGTAATCGCTATAAAGTAACAATTACTGAACTGTACACTTATGTATCAGATTCATTTGATTTTGAAGGTGATCAATCTCTTGGTTATTGGTCTGTTGATGAAAAAGATTTTAGTATTTATTCGTTTAGCGATAATTATCAGTATATTGAAAACGACACTTTTGTAAGATTTAAAAAAAACTATAATATAGGAAAGGATTTTAAAGTTTTTTCAAATTTGCATAAGGTTGAAGGTTATCCGCAAACCTCATTTGAGGTTGAGTTAAAATGACTGAAATTAAATATATTAAGCGATTCTTTTTATATGCTTTTTTAGTGTTGTTTACTCTTTGGTGCATCGGTGCTATATATATCATGGCAACTGATGCTTTTCCTATGAGAGAGGGAGAATGGTATTATGGCAACCCCGTTGCATATATAGCTTTACCTATACTTATTGGTTTTAAGCTAATTGTATACATATTATTTCCTTAATATGACATGAAACGCAATTGGAATTTATCGTTGTTGGATATAATATTGTTTTGGGGTAGGTAATATAATATTTTGTTGTGTGTATGGAACTAGATCTTACAATTCTCTTTAATCTCCTTAAATCAACGCAAGATGGCGTTTTGAACGAATACTTGGATAGATACAATGGAGATGAGCAGTTATGTTTATACCATTTAGAAATACTCTGTGATGAGGGGTATATAAAAGGTGTTACTGTAAAAGAGTCATCTTGCAGTTTTGTGTACGGTACAACTCTGCCAAGATTAACGATGAAGGGGCATGAAATGCTTAATGGCCTTAAAGACCTAAAAGTTGTTTCTGTAATCAAAAAGAAAGCAAAAGAATTAGGCCAGAATATGACTCTCCATTTTGTAAATGCATGCATCTCATCGTTTGTCGAAAAATTGTTATAATATCGTAGTTATTCTTACAAAGAGGCTGTACCGCAAAGTACAGCTTTTTTTATTTTTAAGGTTGTATATGGTACTGCGAATAATTCCAGTGTGGACATACTCAAAGCACAAGTGGGTACGAACGGATGAGCGCGCAGGAGTAACAGACAATACAGTTAAATGGAAAGATAAAGATATTCTCTGTATTCCCTCTAAAAACGAGCTGGGAGTTGAGAGTTACTGGTATGAAAAGGACGGTATTTACCGTCTTTTTGA